CTCGTCAGCACCGATGAGCGCGATTACAAGAAGCAGTTTTTCGGCCTGTACAAAAGCCATACTCAGGGCGGTGCGGTGGTCGAGGCGCAGGCATCGGACGTCACGCCGTTCGTTGCGAAATGGCGGCGCGGCACGGCCATTTTTTGGGTCTTCGCGATCGCGTTCTGCGTCTATGCGTTTTGGCCTGAGGCTGAGAAAAAGCCTACTCAGTTTCAGTCCGACCTCAAGCGCACGCCACCAGGCATGGTGCTGGTCGATGACGGCGGCAAACCGGCCTACCGTAAGCCGTTGGACACTGATGGTGGTCTACCCCCTGGTGAGACTCCTAAGCCCCTTCCTGCCGCGCCTGTCGAGCCGTACAAGGGTAAAAACTTTCACCTGACCGGCTGGCTTGAGCTTGGCGGCCGGCTGCTCTACATGTTCGAGGTGTCGGCCAATGGTCAGCGCATCGGAACGACCGATAGTGAGCAACTGGCAAAGGCTGGCTACAGTTACAAGCACCTGGCTGAATGTGCTGGGGTGATCAACTGGCACGGCGAAGACCGGCCCATTACCTGCGATGCGCCGCGGCTGACTCAGGGCATGGATTCAAAGCCCATCGTCGTGAGTGAGGCGCGCATGGCTGGTGGGCCTGCTGAGGCGTCTATGGCGCAAATCCGTGAGTCGGAACAGACGCGATTCATTGGCACCGTCATGCCGTAGTTGCCTACCCTATGATTGCTGAAAGAGGGGTGATGCATGGGCCAACAAGACCGCGATTATTGGAAAGAGCGCTACGACGAAAACATGGGCATTCGCTCGCAGTCGAAGTCCCGAAAAAGTCAAGTTGATCTTGAAAATCTGCGGTTCTTTTCAGCCGCAAAAACGTCTTTTAGGCCATGGAATTTCGTACTGCAGGTCATGCTGTTCGTATGCATATGCCTGGGTGTATTTGCAGTGCTGTGGCTAGTAAATTCGTTCCGCTGAGAGCGAAAACACACGCAATTCACCGGGGGTATGGGGCACCGCCCCATGTTCACTTTGTCCCGCGCGACGTACCCCACGTCATGGGTGAATTTTTCACTAGCGCGCCTGGCCACGCTTCCCGTTTCAATCGAGTCAAAACTGTCGCGTCATTGCGGTCGACCAGGCGCAGACAATCGACGTGAGGCTATGCGTTCGACCTGCCGAGGCTTTCGCTCACGCCATGAAAAACCGGTTTTTATCCGATCTGGAACAAAGGACAGTTCGCCGCACCGACATTTTGCTTAGAAATCTCGGATTCCAGGGTCAACAATTGCTTGACTAATCTCTCGTTTTCGCGCCTAAGCGCTTGCGCCTGTTGGTAATGCGATGCGGCCCAGTTCACGGCCTCGCAATCGGCAGTGGCACGGCCCCATTTTGTTTCCCAGAAAAGTGCCAGCATCACAGGGCGTGGTGCTTGGCCTTCGCGCCGGTAGCGCTCGATCGTGGCGGGCGTGAGGCCCAGCAGCTTGGCTATCTGCTCGGTGCTGGCGTGTATGTCGTCCAGCATGGTATGGATGTGGGGAAGCGATGCGTATCTAGGTGCTCGGAACATGGCAGAAAGCGAGAGCCTACCTAGCTGTATCGCTTGCCAGTCCTGAGATAAGCGCTATCGAAGCTGCAGCACCTGCGACTTTACATAATATACAAACCCCCGCTGCAGCAGCGTTGCCGACGGCACCCAGGGTGAGGGCGGCACCGGTCAAAAACCTGCGCACCATGCGCGTTTTGCAGGCGCTTTCACGCTCGCCCTCAAGGGCTGCAATCACTATCCATTTTTGCGGGTCTTCCCCCAATGCTTCGGCCAGCGCGCCGGCTATCGACGGGCTTAAATTGCCACGTTGACGGGCCGAATGCAGCGCGTTTCTGGACAGGTCTAGCTGCTTGTGCCAATCGGCTGCACTGCGCAATTTCAGAGCCGAATCCAGTAAATCCATCGTGTTTTGCATGTCTGCGTCCTTTGCGTGGTGCAAATGATACGTGTGCATGGTAATTCTTGGTTTGCACATGTGGCGTTTGCAATCTAAGCTCCGCTCCAATGCACATGACACATGTGCTAACAAACGGAGCCGCCATGTCCCAATCTTCCGATCGTTCACCCCCTGTCTATCGAGGCCGCAATATGTGCTTGGCGGCTCCTGCTGCGGCTGTGCAGGGGGTGGACACCTATCCCCCGATCTTGCTGGCTGCCACCTACCGCAGCCCCTATCGCAGATGGCTAACCGTCTGCGATAAGTCGCGGTCGCATTTCTTCGTGCCTCGCGTTGCGCAGGCCCGCGCCCTGGTCGGTTGGGACTATCTCGCATGAGCGCCGGGAACGAAACGCGCACCGGTCGCCCTGCAGTGCATGCCAGTGCCGCAGAAAAAAAGGCCGCATATCGCGCTGGCAAGGCCCGTATCGACTACACCGACACCCCCGAGATTGTCGAAAAGCTCAAGGAAACCGCCAAGCAGCTTGATTGCAGCGTGAACGAACTGCTGCAGTCGATGGTGCGTTTCGCCCAATGCAATCGCAACTGGAAGCAACTGGGCTTGTTCGGTGCACGCAAGAACGGGGCACTGCAATGAGCCGCAATCTCAAGCACCTTGATCGTCCTGTCGAACGCAACGCGTCGCAGTGGCGCTCGATTGCGTACTTCCTCGCCGGAATTGAAATCATGGCGCGCGGGGCGGAAGGGGCCCCGCTTGCGGGGAAGGCGCCCGCGCCGCGCGGTGCTATCAATTTTGGGGGGTGCGCAGCAGCGTGCACCTCCATCGTCCCCGTAGGTAACACGGGGACAACTTATCCACGGGGCGAAGCGTGAAACTCCTACCCGTTTCTGATCTGGTCTTGGAAGGCCGGGAAATCAAGCTGCGGCTGCAAGCCGAGCGCGAGCAAACCGGCTCGCATGTGCATGTCGACTGGCTGCGCTTCACGGTCAATCTGCGGCATGCCCCGATACCCACGGTGGATACCCTTTTCCCCTCGGCCAGCGATGCCCGGTACGACCGCGCAGGCTTCTTCGATATGCGCTCTGAACACGAGCTCGAAGAAGGCAAACGCCGGTTGAAATACAACCGCGTCAAGCTCGTGAACGACCTGAGCGAACTGGATGATTCCGACTATGCGGCCAGCACACAGGCATTCCAGCTTGCCGAAGAAGTTGCGGCCATTCTTGGCCCTGATTTCGAAGCCGCGCCAGAGTTCTGCAAGGGCAAGGATTTCTACCGTTTCCGCTTCAACATCACACGCCAAAGCAAGCCGGTGGGATGGGTCGGCTTCCTGTCCGTGGGCAATGGCGCACGCGTGCAGCAGCAGGCCAAAACCATTCACTGCAACCTGGAAGGCATGGCCTGCACGTTCGCCCGTCCTGGCTGGCTTGACGTCATGGCGAACTACATCGATGCGCACCGTGGCCTGATCACGCGCTGCGATCTGGCGCTTGATTTCTTCGAGGGCATCAAGGGCGGTATCGAGCGCTTCGAGGCCGAGTACAAGGCTGGTCTGATGGACCACATGGGGCACCGCCCCAAGAACGGCCAAAACGGCGATTGGTGGGGCGGCAATGACGGTCGCTCGGTCTATTTCGGCTCGCGCTCAGCCGGAAAAATCACCAATCTCTACGAGAAGGGAAAGCAGCTTTTCGGGCCTGCTGATGCGACCGATTGGCTGCGCGCAGAACTGCGCTACGGCAACCAAAAACGCCTGCTGCCGACCGACATGCTGCGGCGTCCTGCTGACTTCTTCGCGGGCGCTTCCGACTGGCATGCGGCCCTGGTGCAGGAGCATGGCCTACAGCCCCTTCCTGAGGCCGTGAAGACCGACCCTCGCCTCCCCCTGGAGACCGTCAAGGCCGAATGCACGCGCAATGCTCGCTGGGTGTTCGACACGGCCGGCAAAAGCCTGTCGCTCGCCTTCCAGCTACTCGATTTCGAGACCCTCTCCCAGTTCATTGAGAACTGCAAGGAAATGCCAAACCGCTTGAGCAAGTTCAAAGCGGAAGAGGTGCGCCGCGTCTACGGCGAAGTGTTCAAACAAGTTTCAGCCTCCGGCACTGGCCGAGTCGGATTGCAGGCTGCGTAAAGGCTTCAACCAAGGAAAAAAATGCGTATTCCATCCAAGGCCGTGCTGCACGGCATCAAGTCCAGCAAGGGCGATTTCGAGGGCCGTGGCTACGACAGTACGACGTTCCATATCAGCGTCGAACTGGGCGAATCCAGCAATGGTCAATCCATGGGCGCGGTAACTCGCCCGTTCAAGCTGGGCACCTCCGAAGAGATGCAAAAGTGGATGGCATTCAAGGACAAATGGCCGCTCGGCGGGATCATGGTCGATTGCGAGTTCGACATCGTGGCGGGTGCTGACCAGTCGTCCAAGCTGACGCTCGTTTCCATCAAGCCGACCTCCACGCAAAAGGCCGGCTGATGAGCCGCTACGTGATCCAGTCCGGCACTACAGGCCAGTTCTTGGCCCCGTCCTTTGAGGATGGGCAACCGGAGTGGGTCATGTTGCTGAAAGAGGCCGGAATCGTCGAAGACCTCGAAGGCTGCGCGCAGCTTATCGAGGATCACACCGAGCCATTTCATCGCCCCCAGGTCATTGACTTGGACGGACTTGCTTGATTAATAAGAGGCTAAATAAATGAGTGATGTCATAACGTGCCCTGAATGTGATCATTCGGCCCCTGAGGATGATTTCAATCCTGATGATGCGGTATATACAACGTTCTTTGATTGCCCTGAATGCTCGCATAGCTTTGATTGGGGTGATTGCCAATGAGGCTTCTAGCCTGCGCTGAAAACATCGACCCTTGCCCTGTTGCCTTGCAGGTTTGGATTGATGCGTCTTCGATGATTGATTTTGGAGCATTGGGGATAAATGCCGCATCCATTCTTCGTGTTACTTCTTGGGGCTTTGGCGTGGTTATCGCGGCCTGGGCAATTGGCTATGCCGCTGGCTGCGTTACTCGGATGGTGAATAAGGCTTGAGATTCCAGCGTTGAGGCAATGGCCTCACCGGTGCAATTCCGCGCCAAAACCTTTCATTTCCTTTTATTTTCTGGAGAAAAAACATGTCCGCTTTCACTACTGCTCGCAAGTACGGTTCCAAGGTCGTTGCCGCTGCCGGTGCTATGACTCTTTCCGCTGCGGCGTTTGCCCAATCGTCGCCCATCGATACCATCATGGACGCTGTGAGCCTGGATGGCATTGCTACCAAGCTCACGGCCCTGGCCGTCATCGTGGTGGGCATCGCTCTGGTGTTCAAGGGTCCGGCGCTCGCCAAGCGCATCATCAGCAAGGTCTAAGCGGCCATGCTCGTCGGCGCTCAAGTTGCCCTGTTCTACGCCTTGTTGGCGGTTCTTGGCGGCTTGGGCGCCGTCGCTTTTCTGATGGGGATGCGTTCATGAAACGCTTGAATATCGCCTTGCTGGCTGCATTCGGTATTTTTGCTGCGAATCAATCGCACGCTGCAGGTTTGGATCGATGCGTCTTCGATGATTGATTTTGGAGCATTGGGGATAAATGCCGCATCCATTATTCGTGTTACTTCTTGGGGCTTTGGCGTGGTTATCGCGGCCTGGGCAATTGGCTATGCCGCTGGCTGCGCTATTCGGATGGTGAATAAGGCTTGAGATTCCAGCGTTGAGGCAATTGCCTCACCGGTGCAATTTCGCGCCAATACCATTCATTTTCTGGAGAAAAAAACATGTCCGCATTCAACACTGCTCGCAAGTACGGTTCCAAGATCGTGGCCGCTGCCGGTGCGATGACTCTTTCCGCTGCGGCGTTTGCCCAATCGTCGCCCATCGATACCATCATGGACGCTGTGAGCCTGGATGGCATTGCTACCAAGCTCACGGCCCTGGCCGTCATCGTGG